AGATGTTTCGTTAAGGTCTGCAGCAGTTGATAGTTCATTTTGCTCAGTACCAGCAACAATTACGTGTGCTGTTGAACAAAGTTCTAAACCATCTCCGCCAGTGTATGAACTGTTAAACGCTCTGTTAAGAACATTTGCTGCTTTAACTTGTTTAGAATTAGCCATAGATCTAGCTAATGCTTTTGTATATCTAGACGCGAGTCTGTCATACAAGTTATCTTCAATCGCTTCTTCAGTGATTGAAAACGCTAAAGCAAGCGTTTCATGCGTGTAACGAGCCGTGAAAGTTTCTTGTGCTGCGTCGTAGTTAACACTTTGACCTTCAGGTTTTACAGAAGCATTTCCAAATCCAGATAACATAACTTCTTCTTCAAAAGCTCTGTCTGAATTTTCTGAACTGAAAATTTCTGTATGTTCGTTAGCGTAGTTTTTGTACTCCAAGCCGAATAGTGCATTCAAACCTGGCTCTAGTTCTTTAACTAGTTGTGATCGTGATATTGCCATGATTATATATCTCCTATTATACGGCTGTTGTTAGTTTAAAGATATGAAGACCAGTATTGGCAACGCAATAAGCGTTGGCATTAGCTGTACTCGTATCGCTATTTTCGGGATCTTTTGAGATTCCGATTTGTTTGAAGTTACCACCGGTTCCAGTATCAGACGTGTCCAACTCAGAAGTTGATTGACCAGTAGTTGTAGATCCTGCTACTCCTGCGAAGTCCATTCCTGAATTATTCATTGCGGCTGTTCCTGTACCAGAATGTTGTGCTTCATACACGATCTCTGGGTCTGCATATACGGAAGCAACTATATCAGCAGCTGCTGTGCTAGCTGGATAGTATGCTTTCCATGTTGGTTTACTTGTTGTCGGGTCAGTATAAAACACGCCACCGAAAACACCTGCTACTTGTGTGTCTCCTGCTGCTGCTGCTGTTATACCACCGGCTGCAACTGCTGTAACTACTTGACCAGTATAAATGGCTGTATTGTAGTTATTAGCTATTGCATATTCTTCAGTTCTGATTTGTCCACCCACAAGTGATCTTGTAGGTCTGAAACCAAAAGCTGCGTCTTGATTTGCCATAGTATTTTTCTCCTTTGTAAACCACTATTCGTAGTTTACGGTTTATTTAAATTTCGTTGGATTAGGAATCGCTAATAAATTAGTTTTTCTTTGTTCCACCGAAGGTTACACGGGACTGCCTCTCAGCGTTGATTGGCATTCCTGGGTGTTGCTCCTTCATAAGGTCATTTTCAATCGCGTCATTTGCGTCTTTAGTCATACCATCAAAGTATGCTTCGCGCGATTTAACAACCTCTATCGGTACCTTTGCAAGCAAAAGGCCACCAACTCCGATTACCCCTTTGTATTTACCTTCTGATATCACTGGATATTCAGATCCTTGATACGCGTCTCCTCTTACGAGTTCGTATCCTGATCTTAGTCTACCGGCCATGTTCTTTGAATCATCAAAGCCCATAGTTTCGGCTCTTATCCATCTGTGTTGATACCCGTCTGGTGCAGGGGGTGCATCTAAAGATGATGGTGGAGTCCAAACTTTTTTTTGAGATGTTTTATCTCTTGTTTGGCTCGCACGGGAAGTTTTCATTTTGTCGTCGTTTTGCATATGCTTATGCCTCCTTCGTGAGTTTTAATTGTTTCGCATATTCTTCAAGTGGCACACCTAATTTTTTAGCGATTACTACCTGAGATGATGTGAGTCTCACGGTTTGGCGACCGGGTTGTACACTTCGCTTCGCTGAAGCTACTGTTTGTGTACGTTTAGTCGATTCCTGAGACGTATTATTACCAAATTTATGTGGAAAGTCAACTCTTATTCTTTTATCTATTTCCGCATAGTATTCGGGAGAATTAGGGTCAAACCCCTCTTGCTCTGTTAGTTTCTTATGTAAGTCAAAAGCCGTATAAGTCATGGCGTTGTCTTTACCAAACCAATCGTTTTTTGACGCCCAGTCTTCAGCTCTCGGATCTGGCGGAGGTGTTTTCCCCTGCAGACTTTGATCTAAAGATGGTGTTCTTACAGTTCGTTCTTTGTCTTGAGATTGACGTTCTTTTAAAGCATTCAATCTTGTTTCTTCAACCGTTAGCTTAGCAATATCTCTTTGTGCATCAACTTCTGAGTTGATATCTCCAGCTTCTCTTGCTGTTGTCAATTTAGCTTTAGCTGCTTCAAGTCCAGAAGTCACTCTGTTCTCAATTGCTTTGACATAATTAGGTTCAAG